TCTGCTGGTGCAGATGTTATTATGAAAGTTGCTGGTAATACTGGTGTTACTGTACCAACAGGAGGAACATCCTTTGTTCTTACTAATGGTACATCTGTAATTACTCATAATTCTTTTAAAAATCTTGTGGTTGATGAAACTGTAACAGTAGGTGGTAATGCAATTTTTAAAACAAATGTATCAGTTTCAGGTAATGTAGCTGTAGCAGGTAATGTATCAGTAGCAGGTAATGTATGTGCCTCTGCATTTTATGGTGATGGATCAAACTTAACAGGTGGAATGCCTACAGGTGCTATTATGCCTTATGCTGTTACGGCTGCTCCTAGTGGTTATCTTCTTTGTGACGGTGCTGCTGTAAGTCGAAGTACGTATTCAGCACTCTTTACTGTAGTTTCCAGCCTGTATGGTAATGGTGATGGTTCTTCCACGTTTAATGTTCCAGATCTTAGAGGTCGTTTTATGGCTGGTTATAACGCTGCTACAAGTAGATTAACCAGTGTATCTAGTGATATGGTTGATGGTGCATTGATAGCTAATACAGGTGGTATTCAAGCAGTGACAATAACTGAAGCTCAATTACCATCACATACTCATGATTCTGGCAATTTACATTTTGTTAATGGTGGCGATGCTGCTCAACAAGGTGTTCATGCTGTTCAAAGAAGTGAAGCTAATGGAGTATCTGTAATGATTCTAGGTAGTACTGGTGCTACAGGTGGCGGTGGAGTGCATAGTAATATTCCTCCTGTTATTATGGTTAACTATGTGATCAAACACTAATGGCTACTGAACTCTCAAAATTTGATTTTCAGCAAGGTTTCAATAGAGAAACCACGCAGTATGCTGAAGGCCAGCGGTGGTATGACGGTAACTATGTACGCTTTCGTGCTGGTCGTCCCCAGAATATGCGAGGCTATGAGACAAGATCAACTACAACCTTTGATGGATCTGCCAGAGCTTTAATAACATGGACAGATTCAACTGTTAAATCAAGAGCAATCTTTGGTACACCTGACAAGTTATATGAACATGATGGTGATCAGATATATGACATAACGCCCATTCAGTCTGCTGTTACTCTGGCAAACTGTTTTGGTACTTCTTCTGGTACAACAAGAGTATGTTGTTCTGATGCAGCGCATGGACGGGCTGTAGGAGACTATGTATACTTTACCTCAACAGCCACATTCAATAATGTAAGTCTTAGTGGTAATGTATATCCTATTGTTTCAATTGAAAGTAATAATGTATTTACCATTTCAGTTACAGATGCAGCCAATGCAACAGCAAGTGATGTTGGATCAGCTACATTCAACTATTATATTCCAACAGGAGGTTCAGTAGCGGCTGCTGGTGTTGGTTATACTGCTGCAAAGTACAATGCTGCTAATCCAACTTCAGTAGGTATAAGTAAAATATCGACTACAGGAAGCAATACACTGGTAACAGTATCGTGTGCTGCCGCTCACAACGGAGCCGCCAACGATACAGTCATATTCATACCTTCATCTGTTTCTGCACATCCTGTTACTGTGGGAGGTAATCTTATACTAACACAGTCTTCAGTAGGATCTGTTAATGTGGGAGGACCAGAATTTACAATCGTCTCCATAAATGGTACTCAAATTATAGTAAGTGTCAATACTGCTGCATCAGCTACGGAGGATGCAACATCCAATCTTAAAACAACTGCACGTATATATCCACAAGTAGCTGGTAGTGTAGCTGCACCATACAGAGCATGGAATGAACCTGCCTCAGCAAGTGCTTCCGGGCTTGTTGTTAAGATTGCACAGTGGAGTCTGGATAACTGGGGTGAGGATATCATAGCAAATCGTAGTGGAAGTAACATATTCTATTTTGATTCTGATGCTTCAGTTACTCCTGATAGAGCCACGTCTGTTACAACTTCTCCTGTCAGTGTAAATTCAATTATTGTTTCTCCAAATGACCGCCATCTGATTGCACTGGGAGCTAATGAGTATTCACCTTCAGCTACTGTTAGCGGTACATTTAATCCCATGCTGGTACGGTGGGCTGATCAGGATGATCGCACCAACTGGGTTCCATCGATAAGTTCAACTGCTGGTGAGGTTGTTCTAACAGATGGAACAGAGATTGTTGGTGCTGTACGTTCAAAGAATGCTATTAATATATGGACAGATAACGCATTATGGTTAATGGAATTTGCGGGACCACCCTTTACATTTCGTTTTCAGCAGGCAGGTACAAACTGTGGTCTTCTCAGCACTCATTCAGGAGTAGATTATAATGGTGTAACTTACTGGATGGGTTACAATAACTTCTACAGATTTACTGGCCAGGTCGAAGTTCTTCCCTGTACAGTACGAAGATATATATTTGATGATATAAATACATCTTATTATGACAAGATCTATGCAGGAATCAATTCAGAATTCAGAGAGATTATCTGGTTGTATTGTTCTTCAGGTCAAACAGAGTGTGATAAATATGTCATATTTAATCCAGAAGATAATTATTGGGTATATGGAGAAATGATCTTTACGACTTTTGCAGATAAAGAAGTTTTTGGAAATACAATTACTACAGGTGTTACAGCTTCTGGAAATAATATTTATAATAATGAGCCACCTGAAGTTTTCACAGGTAGTGGATCAACACTTACTTCATATGTAGAGTCAGGTGATTTTGATGTAGCAGATGGTAATGCTCTCATGTTCATGGACAGGGTTATACCTGATTTTGATCTTTCAGGTGGTAAAATTAAAATGGAGATTACAACCAAACAGTATCCAGAACAGCCAGATGTAGATGCAATTAAGAAAGAATTTGATATTACTGATACAACACAGAAGGTAGACTTTAGAGCTAGAGGAAGGCAGGCAAAGGTTAGGGTATCTTGTGGTTCAAACAATGCCAGTTGGAGATGGGGATCTATCCGACTTGGATTACAGGGAGATGGTGGACGCTAATGGCAAGATACCCTACACTACCTTTTTTGATAACCAATAACGAACTGAAAGAAATGTATAATCAGGTACAACGCTGGAGTTCTATATTAGTCAATGAACTTGATAGTCGAGATCTGGAAGCGGATTCAAAACCATCAACAAATATTTACACAGTTACAACTATAACAAATATTGGTAGACCACGTAAAGGAGATATTGCATATTCAGCAAGCACAGGTAAGTATAAAGGATATGTGAGTCTTGGATCAGAAACATCTTGGCAGGATTTAAACTAATGAAGACTTTTGGTGAACATTTTAATTTGATAAATAAAAGTACGCTGTATGGTAATTATAATACTGGACAAGCTATTGATCCTTTTCATCGTAGGTTAGACGAAAAGAGAGAGGAATTTTCAAAGATCAAAAAGATTGGACAGGATGACAGTAACTTTCTTTCTCAACAGACTTTACCACAATTTACTTATGGAAGGTTAAAGTAATGGTGCAAATGACTCCTCCTTCTGGTCCTCCAATGCCACCCTCAAGAACTCCTGTTGTTGGAGATCCCATGCAACAGTTACTGGCAATGAAAGCCAATCGGGGCCAACCACCCGGACAGGTTCCTCCAATGCCTCCTCAACAGCCACAGCAAACAGGGCAAATGCAACCTTCTATGGCACCTCCTCCAGAGGAAGAAGTAAGTTTAAACAAACGTCTGAAGGGGAAAATCGCTGACATGGCAGCACTTCAATTAGCTAACAATGCTATTGGAGAAGATATTCAAAGAGAAGCAGAAGAACAGGATGAATTACAAAAGATAGCCATGATGAATAATCCAGCAATTCAGGATATTGCACGTTCTGCTATTAATCCAACAATGGCGATGGAAAGTGGTGGATTAATCAGACTTGCCGAAGGTGGTAATTTTTCAGGGCAGGTTCCAGGTCAAGGGCATGGGATGGAAGATAATGTTTATATGCCTATAGTAGAGAAACAGAAAGGACAGCAGGTAGCAACACTGGCTGTCAGTCCTGATGAATATGTAGTTGATGCACATACAATGTCTGCCCTTGGAAATGGTAGTGCGGATGCAGGTGCAAAGGTAATGGATAAAGCAATCAAGGATATAAGACAGCAAGCATATGGTACAACTAAACAGCCTAGTGAAATAAGTGGATTGGCTGCTTTAAAACCATTAATAGAAAGGGTTTAGAAAATGTCATTATCATCATTTTTTGGTATTGGAGGTGGGTCAAGGCCAGCCACTCAACAGGTAATTCAAACTTCAAAACTACCTGAAGAAATAGCACCTTTTGCAAAAGAAGTTTTGGAAGAGGCGAAAGCTCTTTATGGATCACAGGTAGATGCTGGTTATACTCCTTATACTGGAGATACGATAGCTGCGTTTACTCCTGAACAGCAACAGGCGCAAAGAGCTTTGGCAGGACTATATGGCAGTTCTGATCAAACCTTTTCTGATGTATCAAAAATTACAGAAGGTTTAGGTGAAAAGTTTACTGGTGATATTGCACAAGAGTATATGTCTCCATATCAACAGGCAGTTACCGATATTGAAAAACGTAAGGCGATGGAAGACTTTTCAAGCAGGATTATGCCTCAGTTTGAAAAACAGGCTGTTTCTGCGGGAGGGATGTCAGGTCTTGGTAGCAGAGCAGCGATTCAGGCAGCAGAACTTGGAGGCGTTCAAGCGGAACGACTGGGAGATATACAAGCTAAAGGACTTCAAAGAGCATATGCAGATGCTCAAAGTCAGTTTGCACGACAAAAAGAAAGAGAAAGAATGCAAGCTAGTGATATGCTAAAGACTCAGGGTGCGAGGAGAGCTTCTGAACTGCAAGAATTAGGAGCATTGTCAACAGTTGGAGAACAGAAACAGGCATTGGGACAACAGGCTCTTGATGAAGCTTACTACAAGTTCCTGGAAAAACAGGCATATCCGCAAGAAAAACTGGCTGAATATTCTGGATTTGTTTATGGGAATCCACTGATGAGTCAGAGAGATGTAACCAAGACAAGCCCAATGGGGCAGGGTCCGGGTCTGGGCGCTCAGCTTTTGGGTGCTGGCATGACTGCTGGTAAACTATATTCCCAGGGTGGTGGGTTTGGTGATGGTTTCAGTTGGGCCAAGTTGTTTGGTGCTTCTGGAGGAGGTATAGCTTCCCTACCTATGGTATATAGGAAAGAAAATGGGCAAGTAAATTTGGGGCCTGTAAGTGAAGCAGCTAGAAGAGCAAGAATTCTTCGTCAAATTGGACAAGGAGATTCTTCCACAGATCCAGTTCATCCAGATAGGAGTACGGCTGCACTGGACACTTTGAGAGATCAGTATGGGACACTTCCTGAACGTCAGGTAGGAGAAGAATTCATTGGTAATCCAGTTATAGATGAAGTTATCTTACAATCTATGAAACAAGAAACAGATCCTGGAAGAATGCCTCATGTTATAAGAGCCGCTGAGACAGATAAAAAAGTTATAGAGAATGATCCTGCGTATACCCGTTTTAGGAAGTTACCACATATGGATCTTCTTACAGAGGGAGGAAGAAGAGAACTTCTTGATCCTGACTACCGACCAAAACCAGAAGATGATAAAACGAAGAAAGCTGATCCTAATCCTTTACGGACTGTGGGGGGATTACGAGAATATATGGAACGAATGGCTACTGAAAAAGATAAGCTTGGGAGAACTCAGTTAAGAGGTAGAGAATCATTTGCTACAACGGCAGATAAAGAACGAGAAGCTGCTATAGCTGACAGAGCATCCAAGATGAGAGGTGAGACAAGGAGACGAGGAGGTATATTTGGTGAAGACTTTGCTCCTGCTGCCATTCAACAATTACTGGCTGTTACTC